TCGTAAGGTAATTTATTTTCAAGTCCATATCCAGTCCCGCCTTTAATTATTTCATCTGCCTGGATGCACATTTCATAATCTGGTGTGAAATCAAATACTTTAGAAATATATACTCTGTCATATTGATTTAAAGGGAAAAACCATTCTACATCATCACCAAAACTTTTATGAAAAGCAGATATTTTCATTAAAGGCAAGTTTGGAAAATTGTGACCGTCAACATCTATTAAACCTATCTTCAAATTGTCACCTCCACCACGAAAGTTGTTTGAAATGCTGTATACTTTTTATACTTGTTTCTGCAAACCACCATCAAAGTTGTTTATCCGAATTACTCTGCAATTATAAATTCCTCTGGTACTTTGTCAAAAGTAGTAAGGTTTCTTGCTACAAGATATACCTTCTTTCTTTTCCCAAATTCCCAAACATACTCATCATTTAAACCACCTGTAATATCAATATACCTAATACCACATATAATTCCTTCTTGTATCGTAGGGTAACTTTTTACTTTCCATTTTGAAAGAACAGTCCATCCGTCAATAAAAATGTCTCCTTCCAAATATCTCATGCCGTTGGTTTTTGCAAATTCTTTTGTTGCTTCTTTGTCAATATTCCCACTCCATTTTTTATTTGCTATTAGACATTTTTGATATCGAATTCTGTCTCCTAATTTCATAATCACTATTCTCCTTCGCCTCCTTGTAATTTCTCACATTGCGCATCAAAACGGTAACTCATAATTACCCTTAAGTATATTTTCAAGTAGCTGCTTCATAAGATTATTAGTGCGAACACTGAAAATGAAGTCTATTATCCTATCTGTTGTAGCTCTGTCAAATACTATAAGGTGTTCTTCACCAGGAGTAGTAATAGTTTTGTAATGTTCGCAGTTCCAGCAGTTACCGCCAATTATGTTTTTATTACAATTATCGCTGTCTCCTAATCTGCACTTCTTAGTATCTGTTGGCTTTTCAAACTCCCTTATAACCAAATGCCCCCAATCATTTATACTAATCTGCACATTACTATGTCTTATCTCTTGCTTTTGTGACATTTCGCCTTCCTTGCGGTGGATTATTTCGAATGGCATATTGAACCTCCTTTATAATTTTCTTTTGGAGACAGGCCGGAGACTTGAACTCCGGAACTCCGGTTTTGCCTGCCGGTGTTTTGCCCCTTAAACTACCTGCCTTTTCCTAATACGGCCACAGTTCTAATTCAATTTCCTGCCCTGCTTCGGCCACCACCGTATCTATCCCGGTTAACTCCCCTATCTCCCGTACCATTCTTGCAGAATCACTGTTGTAATCCGAAAGATGTAGTAAAATTATCTTTCTGCACTCGCTTAAATCATTGGCTTGTATAAACTGTTTCACATGTTCCAGGCTAAAATGGCTCTTGAGTATCCTGCTTTTCAGTTCCTTCGGTACAGTTCCGGCATCCACATTTCTTTTGAGGATATCCAGGCTGTAGTTGCATTCTACGGCTATATGTGTAAGCCCCCGAAACCGGTACCGGATGTAATATGTATCTGTAGCATAAAGCAGCTTCTCTCTGTCTTGGTTCGCCAGGAGAAACCCGAGCGGTTCCGCCGCATCATGCTGGGTCTCAAACGGCAGGATCGTCCAAGTCCCGATCCTGAACTGCTGCTTTGCCTTAATGATGTTGACACGGTGTCCTGTTACCTTCAGTGTATCCGTAGTTCCTTGGCTCATGTAGCAGTCTATCCCGGCTTTCATCAGGTCCCGGACGGCCTTGCAATGGTCTTGGTGTTCATGGGTGACTAAACATCCGGCAATTTCCGATACCCTGAATTTCAGGTTTTTCTGTATTTCCTTGTATTTTATCCCGCACTCCAAGAGGAGTGGGGTCCTGCCATCAGTTACCCTGTAGCAGTTCCCCCGGCTCCCGGAGGCGTAGGGGGTGAACTCAATCATCAGAATCCAGGTCCTTCCTCAAATATGGTTTGTTGTTTACCTTGCTGCGGTTTATCTTGTTTTTTCTCTTGCTTTGGCTTCTCTGCTGATTCTTCCTCTGGCTCTTCTGCAGTTTCCTCTGTGTCCGCATCTTCACCCAGGAGTTCATATTCTGCATCAATGTCAATGAGCTCCTGATTCGCATTTTCGGCAATTTCGGCTTCAACTTCTGCTTCAGCCGCAACCTCATCTGCACGGTTGATATGTTGCATCAGCAGACTCCCATCATCTGAGCTGTTCAGATACCGCTTGCAGGCACGGTTAATGACGGTCTTTCGGCACATTTCCTGAGCAAATTCCTTGTGCGTGGAACCTTCTTTTTCAGGGTTCATTTTAGACTTGGACCAGGCTTTCTGGATTTCTTGCCAGGTCATAATGTCTGTAAATTGCCTGTCGTCGTCAAATATAATAGTGCAGTATGCGGCAACTATGTTGTCCGGGTCCACGTTCTCAATCCGCTGCACGTGCTTGGTAATGACTTTGTTGCCCCTGTTGATTGTATACTCGAACTCATCGCCTTTATAGACAACTTCAGCAAATATATCCTTTGCTCCAGTTACACGTTTTGTCACGGCCATAGTGCCGAAATAGGATCTCTGGAATACAAGCTGTTTTCCATATGCTATGAAGTAGCCTTGTTTCTTCGCCGGGTTCAGGCCTTGTACTGCCATGTCGAGTAGTGAATTAGCTATACTGTCCTTTGTACAAACCTGCAGGACCGGTTTCTTGTCTTTGTCAAATGTATTCTGCAGTATCAACCAAGCTGATTTCATTGCATTTTCTACACTGTAATTCGGTGGCAGGTGCAACTCCCCGCGAGATACAAATTCCTGCACCTTTTTGCCTACGACGTCCACGACGTCCTTTTTGATCAGGGCAAGCGCATTGCCCTTGTTTGCTTTATCAGTAGTTGACATTTATACAACCTCCTTCAATTCTTCTCTTTCCGCAAGCTCTACCCTGAGCTTTTTATCCGCTGCGGACACAATCAGTCTTATCTGTTGCCCCTTGGTCGGCAGAATGTCGGTCACGCTCTCGGCATTGTCAAGCCAGACAGGCGGTGAGAAACCGTAATGGTCAGCTAATGTGTTGATAATGTCAAGGCCGATATTGAGGCGTGCGCCATTGTTCAGGTTGCTGTAAGGCACACCATTATAAGTGGTCTCGCAGCACTCGGCCAGCGCACCGTTGATCTGGGCATCGAACAGTTTGAACCTTGCCATACGGAACTTGCTGTTGATTTTGTCCTCCAGCATTTGGACTTTAGCCCGGATGAACTCCTCAGTGAGATATATCTGCTGCTCAAGGTCCTCAAATTCCGCTGCCAGTCTGCGTTCCTCGGCCTTGAGATCCTCGATGCGTTTCAGACCATTAATCCTGGTATCGATGCGGGCTTGTGCTTGCTCAAGGGCCTGAATTGCGTCTGTGAGCGTGTCGATTTCCTTCTGAATAGCCATTATGGCTGTATTATTATCAGCCTGCATATTAGCGATATCTTCACGTATTTTCATAATCCGTTCCCGCATCTGCGCATATTCCGGCGTGGATTCGACAGGATGTTCGCCCTGCATGATGGCTTCGATTTCGGCTTTCAGGATGGCTTCCTGTTTTTCAATTTCCTGGAGTTTTACCGTCATCTTATCCACTGTCTCTCGTGAAACCTTGATTTCATCCTCAAGTGAGGATTTTCTTGCTGCAAGTTGTTTCCCCTCGGCATTTATTGATTCCAGTTTCTCTGCTTTTGCCTTATTGAATTGTTCTAAAGCCTTTTCCTTGGCTGCTAATAACTGTTCCTTTGGTAAAGGCTGCCCACATGTTGGACATGTATCCAATGATAAAAAAGTGGACTGTTCTTGCTCGAAAACCTTGCTGTTTTCTGCATGCCAATTATTGCGGAGAATTTTTATTCTTTCTTCAAGAACACTTATTTCAGATGTTCTATATTTGATATTGCGATTATGGGAATCAATCTTGGCCTTGAGTTCTGCCATATCATGTTGCACACTTGAGAGCTCCCTTCGCTTCTCTCCTACCTTTTCATCCAGCGCCTGTCGGTATTTGTTCCTCAAATCCATCATTTGTGCTTCAATCAGCCGAAGCTCCTTTGTTTTCTCCGCAACCTGCCCACCGGCTTTTGCCTGGGCAAGCTCTTCCTGCTTAGCCCTTAGTTGTTCTCGGAGCTTGGCAATGTCGCTTGGAAGCTCTTTCTCGTTGGTGATATCGTCAATATTAGGAAGGTTGCGCTTGACTTCATCTATTCTTACCGGGATTTTCTGCAGTTCCTTATTAATTTCGCTCAAACGAGCCTGAATGATTTTACGCTGCTGCTCTATGGTTCTATTACCAAGGATGTCTTTAAGTGCGCTCAGTGCTTTTTGGCTCGCTATGACTTCTTCATCGCTGACATCGCCACACACTTCCAATAGCAGCTCCCTGCGTTTCTGCCAATGAAGGACCTCGTTGAAGTAACGCGGATCTGTGAGCATCCTGAATATTTCCTCATCAGCTATTTCTGCAATCTTGGCATCATATTCGGACTTTTTTACGGGTACACCATCGATAAAGTAATCTGTAGTGTGACCTGTAAACGTTGCCGTAGCTGATCCTTTTTTCTTGGTCCACTTTTCCCTGAACACTTTTTTAAGTGCGATTTGACTTCCATCTTCGAGTTGTAAAATTGCCTCAGCCGAATGTTCAAGACCGTGTTCAGGCTCACCGTCAGGACCTAAAGTCTTGATTTGAAAATCTTTGCGATTGCTGCTGTCCTTGTCGAACAGCAGCCACATGAAGGCATCGGCAAGTGTAGTCTTACCAGTTGCGTTATCGCCAAAAATGCTAACATCTCTGCCCTGTGTATT